TTGACGATCCCATGAGCTCAGAGCAGTCGCTCTCCGACAGCGAACGCTACACTGCTAATCGTTGGGTGAACAACACGCTTAAGCAACGCTTGAATGATCCATCAAATGCGGCCATCATCGTCATCATGCAGAGGCTTCACGAGCTGGACACGACGGGCTTTGTGCTGCAAGAAGACGTGAAAAACACCTGGACACATCTGGTTTTACCGTTAGTCGCAGAAAAAGATGAGGAGTGGGTATTCCCTATCTCTGACCGCATTGTAACACGCAAAAAAGGTGAGATTCTCCAACCTGATCGCTTCACGCCTGACGTTGTGGAAGAGAAGCAGCGTAATCGGCTTGTTTTTGCCGGGCAGTACCAGCAGCGCCCGGCTCCGCTCGAAGGTAACATGATCAAGCGCAGTGATGTGCGCTACTATGGTGGTAAGAATCCTATGACGGGAGAGGCGGACGAGGTGCTTCCAAGCATCGGTGGCGTGCCGAATCCTGTGTTTGATCGCGTAGTGATCAGTGCGGACTGTTCATTTAAAGATCTGAAGACAAGCGATTACGTGGCGATTGGCATCGTGGCTGTGCGCAAGCGCAAGAAATACATCTTGAACGTCGTCAACGCGCACCTCGACATGGCGGGCACCGTGGCGGAGATTAAAAATCAAAAAAGAATTTATCCGGAAGCTCGCGCGATCCTTGTAGAAGATAAGGCCAACGGTCCGGCTGTGATTCAAACATTAAAAAAAGAGTTATCCGGCGTTATCGAGATTGAGCCTCAGGGTGGCAAGGTGGCGCGCGTGTTCGCTATTGCGCCAGAGTGGCAGGCACACGACTGGTACGTGGACCGTAATGCGGCGTGGGTTGAGCCATTCGTGCAACAACTGACGATGTTCCCGACAGCGGCGCACGATGATATGGTGGATATGGCCTCGCAAGCAGGAATCTGGCTGGCTGGAAACAACGCTGGAGGATGGGCAAATCTTTGATCCTTCACCCGCGCCAACTCGCGAATTTGCTGTTTCTGCGTGAGTGGTTAGAAGTGTGCAGCTTCATAGACGGGCGCAACAAAACGCGCGGGGCAAAATTCGACGTGCTAGGTGTGATGCGTGAAGGTGGCAATTTGAGCGTCACCTGTCGCGATGACCTCGGCGTGGTTATCTTAGCAGTTGAAAACGCGAAGAAGGTGAAGGCCGCGTAGTGCAGATTCCCTACATTGGCGTGCTGCCCGCTCCGAGCGAGTGCATCGTTCCGCCGGGCGCGAAAATCGTAGATATCAAGTTGTGTGAAACGTGCGGCTTTGCATTTGTGCGCGCTAACCAAGATCGCAATTGTCGCAGGTGCCACTCCCGCCCAGAGCCCTTAGGCCGAGAAGTGGAAATGGAGATTCTGCGGGAACTGTTCGAGAGTGAGAGGCCAGTAGCGCAGTGACATACTGCCCCGAGTATACTGAGCCCGACGGCCTGCCATATACTGAGCCCGACGGCCTGCCATATACTGAGCCCGACGGCCTGCCGTATACTGAGCCCGACGGCCTGCCCGGTGACCCCGGCCCGATCGAGGCAGAGAAGCTGAAGCTCATGAGCTCTCACGCGGCGGACTCGCTGGACGACGTTTTTGTCAACGGTAGCGAAGTACTGCTGATTCGACGTGGCGAGTTGGCGGGCGTAGCGCGACTGGACCTGATGGGCGCGCTGGGGTTCGAGGCGTGAGGTTATTCTTCAACGCCGCGCTGATCTCTAAGCACGCGGCGGGGCGCGACTGGTACTTTGTACTGGACAAGAGTAGCGGCGAGCTGCGGGTCACGTTTCGGGCAAAGGCTGTGGTAGAGAGTTTGCCTGCGACGAAGTTTCTTATCTCTAAGGAGGAGAAAAGTGAAAAGAGCAATGGCGGTGCTGACGTTGACGTTGCTAGTGCTGGTGACGGGTCTTACGGCGCAAGAGAAGCCAAAGGCAGCGGAAACGGTCAAGCTGCCGGAAGTGTCGGCTGAGGACGTGGCGGGCTACTTAGCAATCGACCGTGACCTGACGTGGGCGCAGCAAGCGTTCCAGGTTGCTGCTGAGGCGCTGCCGCAGTATAGGGCTTTCACGGAGGCGCAGGCCGCGAAGCAGAAGAAGGTGGCAGACCTGTTCGCCAAGTATAAGGTTCCCGGTGACAAATATCTGTGCGACGGCCCTGGAGCCGCGCCGTGCGAGCACGTAGCTGTAGGCAAGATGGTGTTCGAGGATTCCCCGAAAACGGAGGCGAAAAAGTAATGGCCCAGGACTACAAGCAGGCGAACGACAGGTCGATTGCGGACGTGAACCGGCTGAACCGCGACGCGTGGCAGAGTGGGGATTTTCGGCACGTGGACGATCTTCCAAAAGGCGCAGAAGGCCCGGCTGATCCACACTGGAAATTGACAGTTTCAGCCAAAAAAGGCCAGGAGCTTATTGGTTCCGGTGGGAAGACAGCTACTTCGCATTATGTAAAGCGAAGTCACGCAAATCGTATAGCACGAGAATCCCGTCTTGAAGGCGGGGAAGCACCTGAAAGCCAACAAAAAACAAGAATACAAGCAGTAGAACCGATTCCTGTAAAAAGAAACAAATATGGCGGTCACGACCCTATTGGTGGTAAAGGTCGAAAGAGATATTATGGCGACGAGGATGTTGAGACGGATAGTGCCATCCCTCCCGGCTCCACCAACTACAACCAGAAGTCCACGGCGGCGGCGAAGCGGGCGGGGCAGGTCACGTCGTCCAGCGAGGACGTCCGTCACCCACCCGAGGGCGGCCAAGAAGTCGTCTCTAGGGGCCAGGTGGTGGGGCACCATGACAAAGATGTAGAGGACGGAATAGAGATTGATCCTATCAGGCACGCACAGAAGAAAATCGTTGGTGCGCACAGGCGACTTAGTCGCGAAGTAATACAACACGGCTCAGGGCGTAGCGTGGAAAAGGCGCAGAATAAATACAAGAAAGCGGAAGTCGGGGTTCAAGCCGCGATGGAGCGCAGTCCACATTACCGACACGGTAAATATGGCGAGCCAATCCCAAAAGGTATGGAGAATTCCATTACTAAAGTCCGCCCTGTGCCTGACGCGGCGATGAGCTCCGATCGTACAGTGCACCTCAAAGATGCAGAGCTTAAGGCTGGACAGAAAATGCGTTTTAGCGGACGTGCTGTAAACGGTGTAATTGAAGGTGACATGCCTGTTTCTGTTGTAAATCCACACAGTAATGCCGCCAAGGTTACGCACGTAAAAGGTGGGCGTGAGTATGAAGGTGCTTTTACTCACATTCGTACTGCTACTGTAGAGCGCCCTGCCTATAAAGAGAGACCGGCGAAACAATTTGAAGCTCACCATCACACTTTAAAAGCGGAAGACCGCGCCGTGCACCTCCCGCGAACGGCGAAGAAAACCTGGCGGAAGCAGGTTTGGAGCTAGGTGCCTAAAGTTTCCATCGCTGGTGCCGTGCGTCGTGCTAAAGCTGAAGATGCGCGAGCGCGCAAACTAGCGGCAAAGAAGTTTGGTCAAACAGCAGATTCGCTGCAAAACTTCGCGGCAAACCTGGGTGTCGGACTCGATAACCAGCTCTCAGCTACAACGTACGGATTTAATCCAGTTACAAGAAACCGCATTCTTTGCGAATGGGCTTTTAGAGGTTCCTGGGTTGCGGGCGTTGCTGTAGATGTTGTTGCTGACGACATGACGCGTGCAGGAGTTGATTTAAAAGGCCAACTGGCTCCCGAGGATATTGAACACTTAGAGCGCGCCGCGACAACATTCAATATTTGGCCGAGCGTTGCAGATACTTTTCGATGGGCACGGCTTTATGGCGGCGCGATTTGCATGATGTTGATTGATGGTCAGAAGTCGGATACGCCGCTGCGCCTCGACACGATCGGCAAGGGGCAGTTTAAGGGGCTGCTCGTCCTGGACCGCTGGCAGGTAGAGCCGAGTCTGAACGATCTCGTGACCGAGATGGGGCCGGACCTCGGGCTACCGAAGTTCTACACTGTCACTGCTGACGCACCCGCGTTGCCCAGAATGAAAATCCACCACTCCCGTATTTTGCGACTAGAGGGTACGCGTCTTCCGTACAACCAACGCATGATGGAGAATGGCTGGGGCATTTCGATTTTAGAGCGGCTTTGGGATAGGCTTATCGCCTTCGACTCCGCCAGCACCGGCGCAGCACAGCTGGTCTACAAAGCTTACCTTCGCGTCTACCGCATCGACGGCATGCGCGAGATCATCGGCGCAGGCGGCCCCGGCGAGGCGAACTTAATTCGGTTCGTGGACTTCATGCGGAAGATGCAGTCGATCGAGGGCATCACGCTCATCGACGGCAAGGACGACCTGGCGGCGATGGCCCAGCCCAGCTTCGCGGGCTTGTCGGACGCCATGAACAGCTTCGGGCAGCAGGTAGCGGGCGCGCTGCAAATCCCGCTTACGCGTTTATTTGGCCAGAGCCCGGCGGGCATGAGTGCGACCGGCGAGAGTGACTTGCGCACCTATTATGATGGCATCGGGCAGCAGCAGCGACGTTGGCTCTTGGTGCCGGTGACGCGCATCTACCGTGCGATGGCACAGAGCGAGGGCATCAAGCTACCGGAGGGCTTCTCCCTCGACTTCCGTAGCTTGTGGAGTCTCAGCGACAACGACAAGGCGAGCATTGGAAGCACGGATGCGGCCTCGGTGACGAACACCTACAACGCCGGGGTCATCAGCCCGCGCACGGCATTATTGGAGCTGCGGCAACTGTCGAAGATTAGCGGGCGCTTCACCAATATAACTGACGAGGATATTCTGGCCGCAAGCAACACGACGGGATCCATGATGGCCGAGGCGCAGCAGCAGCAGATGCTGGAGCAGGGTGAGCAGGGCATGGACCTAGCGCAGCAAGAGGCGGACGAGCCGGAGCCGAAGGCCAAGAAGAAAAAGAAAGCCAAAGACTCCCAAATGAAGCTGGAGCTGGAGTTGGCGTCTTGAGAACCCAAGTTAAAATCGCGCATTTATACGAATTAGTTTTTTCAAACGGAAAGCGTTACGTGGGTGTCAGTAAGTTGGCGGCTGCTTGAGCATGACTTATTATGCTCGCGAAAGAATAGGGCCAAAGCAAAGTCTAACTCCGGAAGGGTTTTTGCTTTGCGAGGAGACGCCTATCGCGCGCACTGGGCAGATGCTCTACGGTGCGGGCGAGGTGCCGATTACGCCGAGTGCGGACGGGACCATCATCATTGACCGCCATCCGGAGGACGTGTTCCGGCCTGAGACCCTCGCCAGCTTTAACGGAAAAGACCTGGTCGATGAGCACCCGCAGGAGGACGTGGCCCCGCATAACTGGCGAGAGCTGACAGCAGGCGTGGTGCTGAACGTCCGGCGTGGGCAAGGCGTGAGCGACGACCTAGTACTAGCAGACTTGCTGGTGAAAGATCCTGATGTAATCCAAGCAATCAGAAATGGTAAAAGAGAATTAAGCCTTGGCTATCAGGCTGATTATTTAGCTCTCACGGCAGCCGACGGCGTGACGCCGTTGCCCGGTAGAGGGCGACAAATCAATATTATAGGCAACCATTGCGCGCTTGTATCCACCGGAAGGTGCGGCCCAAGATGCGCAATCGGCGACGAACAAACGATCGACAAAGGAGAAAACATGAGCTGGATCGACAGCGTTAAATCCGCTTTTGCGAAGAAGGACGAGGCGGCACTAGACGCCGCACTGGCCCAGGCTCCAAAAGGCGAAACCATCACCCTCACCACGGCGCAGCTGAAGGCGCTTAACCACCTCACCCACGACGGCCACGGCAAGGGCTGCGACTGCGCGGACTGCATGAAGACTCGCGACGGCGGTCTGACGAAGGACGCTGTCGTAGATGCCGTGTTCGCGGACAAGCGGTTCACGGACCTCTCCTCCAACGTCGCCCGCATCGCGGACGCGTTCGAGAAGGAAACGAAAAAAGAAGAGGAAGAGGAAGAAGAGGAAGACGACGACAACACTGAGGACAACGAGATGATCCTCGGTGACCTGGAGATGGAGGCCCCTCCGGGCACGGGCGACGGCGCGTTCGCGAAGGCAAAGGACAGCGTGCTGCTCGAAGACAGCTGGCAGGAGACCGTTAGTCTAGCGGAGATCATCGCACCTGGCATCCAGGTTCCGACCTTCGATGCCAAAGCCGATCCGAAGCGCACGGGCACTGCGCTCTGCCGGTTCCGGCGCGCGGTGCTAGATGCGGCGGCGCTCCAGAGCGATACGCACACCTTCATCCACAACACCACCGGCGGGCATGACTACAAGAAGTTCACCTGCGACGCGACGCGCACGCTGTACCGTGCCGTGGGGCAGTTCCGGAAGAATGCCAACAACGCAGCAGCGTCACGCGACAACTATCGCGGTGCGCCGGAGCACTCTGGGGACGGCAACGGCGCGGTTGGCGTGATCCGGACCCCGGCGGACCTGAACAAGCGAATGGCCGAGATCTACAAGATGTAGTTGGGCGGCACCGAACAAAACCAGACAAAGGAGAAACACGAAAATGACTTGGGAAGAGCTTAAGACAATTCTGGCCTCGGGGCGGCACCACTACGACCCGGACCGCCTGGAGGCCTCGCCTCTCGGATTGAAGAAGTACGCGAGCATTGCGCGCGATTACCGTCATCACAATGGCGGCATGTTTGCGGGCAGCTTTCGTACTCGCGACACCGTCAGCGGCACGGCCATCTCGTTCCGTATGCCCGCTGGAATTCCTGGCGGCGTTAACCGCACCCACCCGGCATCAATCGAGCCGGTGCTGATCGACAGCTCCGCGCCGCCTACGCTGTATGGGCAGGGCGTGGTGATCGACCCTACGACCCAGGGCGTACGACCCATTGCCGCTACGGGCGATACGGGGTTGACTGACGTTTACGGTATTACCGTGCGGCCTTTCCCGCTGGAGCAGCAAACTACCACCGGGTCGCTCTACACGGCAGTGCCTCCGACCAGCGGACTGATGGATGTGCTGAAGTTCGGCTACATTTCCATCGGCTTTAACAAGAGTGGTTCTGCGCCAGTTAAGGGCGGGGCCGCTTATATCTGGGCTGCGGCCACTGCCGGGGCGCATTTGGTCGGCGGTTGGGAGACGGCCTCGAGCGGCAGCACGATTGAGATCGGTACTCCTCCGCGCACGAATTACCAGGGTGGATGGGATGCGAACGACGTGGGCGAGTTGATATTCCACGACTAGTGGGAAGCGTTCGACGGTGAAGAAGTATCGCAAGCGTCGAGAGAAGGAGTAGCGATGCGACGATTGTGGAGTTTTATCCTTTGGACGTGGCGGGGATGGATGTGTGACCTGACAGAGCACTGGCGCAATCGAGCGACTCCTGCACTATGGGTGCGGCGTGGAGACATTCTGATAGAAAAGAACGTCGAGTCATCCCTGTCTGATGTTCTGATAGCGTGTGGATTGGCTTCATCCAAGTCGGACGCAATGCGATTGCTTAAGGCGGGAGCAATAGAAATGCGTCGATGGGACTTAGGTGACTGGTGGCGCCGGGTAGAGCTTCACGATACGATTCCTTGCGGAGTGGCTGTCATGCTGCGTCGAGGCAAGGCGTTTTATGGAGTACAGACTGTTATGGTTCCACGGGAAGGTCAGAGCCTTATGTTCTGGGAAAACTTTATCACAGAGCGGTGGACCTAATGGGCGGAATCATATCTAGCATTGGCAATCTATTCGGTGGCAGTGCCGCTAAGACTGACTGAAAGAATCAACTGTTTGGATTCGGCGACCTCAAGAATTGGGAGCTGTAAAAATTCAAGACAAGGGAGAAATAAAGACAGTGACAAGCCAACTCATGAGTGACCCCCACTCCGGTGGACTGGTAGTGGGGCGCGGCATTCGCACCAGGGACAACATGATGACCTTTGACTCGACGCCGACGCGCGATGTGTTCCGTGACTCGCGTGGTTTCGAGAACGCGAAGGGGCAGATGTTGCCTAAGCAGTTCCACCGGACCGTGAAGACCGCAGACGGCAGTACGCGGACCATCGACAGCACCGGCGCGTTCCTCGTCGGCGAGCTAGAGCGTCTCGACCAGACGCTTCATGATCCGCTCGCTAGCGTGACCTGGGGTCGGGACATTGACTTGCGGGAAGACGTGACGATCGCGGACGAGGTCAGCAGCTTCACGCTGAGCGTCTACGCCTCGGCCTCGGGCCTTGGCGCGGGTCAGGGTATCGGTACCGGCAAGGCCTGGATGGGCAAGAACACCAATCAGCTTACCGGGATCGACCTGGATATCTACAAGCAGACCTTCAACCTCACGCCCTGGGCGATGGAGTTGAAATACACCATCCTGGAGCTGGAGTCGGCGGCCAAGCTCGGGCGGCCTGTAGATCAGCAGAAGTACGAGGGGCTGCAGTTGAAGCACCAGATGGACATCGACGAGATGGTGTATGTGGGGGACACGAACCTCGGGTACCTCGGTCTCGTCAACAACACGCAGATCGGTTACAACGCGGCGGTGGCAACCGTAAGCGGTAACACCACTTGGTCGAGCAAGATCCTGGCAGGATCTTACACGGCGGTGGTAGCTGACGTGAATACATTGCTTACTAACGTGTGGTCGAACTCGGGCTACGCGATTATCCCCGACCGCATTCTGATGCCCCCGTCCGACTACGGTCTCATCGCCACATCGATCATCTCCACCGCTGGTAACGTCAGCATCCTGAAGTACGTTCAGGAGAACAACGTCTACACGCGCGCAACGGGCAAGCAGCTGACCATTCTGCCGCTGAAGTGGTGCCAGGGCGCGGCCTCGGGCGGCACGCTGGGTACGGGCGGCGCGGGGTACGACATCATGATGGCTTACACGAAAGATAAAAAGCGTGTGCGCTTTCCGATGACCATGCTGCAAAGGACGCCGGTGCAGTACGATTCCATGTGGCATAAAGTTTCGTACTTTTGCCGCTTAGGTCAACTGGAAATCGTCTATCCAGAATGTCTTGGGTACGCAAGTGGTTTGTCCTGATGGACTTACTGACAGCATGAAAGATTTTGCCCATAAGGTATACGAAAGGCGTATAATGTACTTGGAGGGAAATATCTTATGGGTTACACAATTTACGGGCTTTGCGAGCCAGGCACCGAGCTCGTCAGGTACGTAGGCTACACCAATTTTGCGGTTAACGATAGATTGGAAGCACATTTAGTTGAAGCGCGCATGAAAAATACTTGTCATCGGCATCGTTGGCTGCGAAGTCTTCTGAAAAAAGACTTGAAGCCGACTGTGGTAGTGCTGGAGCAGGCGACGCGCTACAACTGGAAAGTGCGAGAGCGGTTTTGGATTGCCGAACTGAAAAAATCCAATCGACTAGTGAACAGCACGAATGGAGGAGAAGGACTCATCAACCCCTCAAAATCTGTGCGTCATCGTATTGCTCGAAAAGTTTCCAAGCTTTTACAAGGAAATCAACGTGCATTGGGAATGCATCACACAAAGGAATGGAAAAAAGCCCAACGAGAAAGATCAAAAGCTCTGTGGGCACCGAATGGTGTAATGAGAAATCGAAAAAAAGCTGTTCTTACGTCTGAAAGTCGTAAAGGCTTGCGCGTACATGCTGGTACCATCTGGATTAACCGGATGGGTAAGCATCGTCGAATTCCAGCTGAGCAAAATGTACCGAAAGGCTGGACACGTGGAAGACTCCCATTCACCGAAGAGCACAAGCAAAATTTAGCGGCAGCTTTTCGAGGGAGTCATTGGATTCACAAAAATGGGCAGTCAAAAAGACTTGCAGCTGGGAAACCCATTCCTAAAGGTTGGTATGCAGGATATGATTATATCATTCCAACCAACAAACTTGGTC